CCTGTGGACAATTGAGCAAGGCTCAATCAACATGGTGCAAGGAGTAGTTACCTATGATCTCCCTGATGATACTGTCGATTTACTTGAGCATGTTATTCGTACACAAGCTAGTAATGTGCCCAACCAAACTGATCTGAACATAACCCGCATCTCTGTATCAACGTACTCAACCATCCCTAACAAGCTGGCACAAGGTCGTCCGATTCAAGTGTGGATTAACCGCCAGTCTGGGCAGAAATCAGGGTCGGAAGCAGCAGTAGCGGCTCACCCACAGATTAACGTCTGGCCTTCACCAGACCAAGGCACGGCAATTAATCCGTACTACGTGTTTTACTACTGGCGTATGAAGCGCATATACGACGCTGGAAACGGTGTTAACGCAGTTGAGATTCCGTTTCGTTTTACTAATGCGCTGGTTGCGGGGATGTCGTACATGTTGGCAATGAAATTGCCGGGGGCTGAAGCGCGTGTTCAGCTACTTAAAGCCATGTATGACGAGGCGTGGGACTTAGCCTCAAGCGAGGACCGTGACAAGGCAGCAATACGTCTGGTGCCTAGACAGATGTTTATAACGTAATGGGTAACAGATTTGCGTCAGGCCGCTTTAGTATTGCTGAGTGCGACCGGTGTGGACAGCGGTACAAGCTTACAGAGCTAAAGAAGCTGGTTATTAAAACCAAGCAGGTGTCGATTAAAGTATGTCAGACCTGTTGGGAACCCGATCAGCCGCAGTTGCAGTTAGGTATGTATCCGGTGGATGACCCGCAAGCTGTACGCGAACCACGTAGGGATAACAGCTACATACAGTCTGGGTATAGCGGTTTGCAGGTTTTAGCGAACACTAGCCCTACAGTGTTGTCAGACGGAACGCCATCAGGCGGTAGCAGGGTAATACAGTGGGGTTGGAACCCTGTAGGTGGGGCAAGGGCAAACGATTTAGGGTTAACGCCTAACTACCTGATAGCATCAACAACGGTAGCAAACGTGACAATTAATTAGGAGTAAGGCATGAAACACGATGACATGAAAGAAGACAAGCCGTTTATCAAAAAGATTGCTAAACAGGAAGTCAAGTCACACGAAAAGAAAATGCACAAAGGCGTTAAAGGCATGAAAAAAGGTGGTCCTACTTCTGAGGACCGTATGAGCGTGGGTCGCAACATGTCCCGTGCCAACAGTCAAAAGACGGGGTAATCATGGCTAAATTTAGCGACAAGAAGATGGGCAAAGAAGTTGGCACCGCCGAGACTTACGCTGCCCCGCATAACATGAAAGGCAAACCGACTAGCATTCAGGCTGATTCTAAATACACTACCGGTACTCAGTGCATGGATAACATGAACATCTCTGTTGCCGGTATAAGCAAAGGCAACACTAGCGAGCCTAAGACTAGCGGCATCAAGATGCGCGGTGCTGGTGCTGCTACTAAAGGGTTTATGTCCCGAGGACCGATGGGTTAATAATGAACTACACGACCCTGTTTAATACGATCAAGTCGTACTGCGAAAACGATTTCGCAACTACGGCTTTTACGAGTACGGACAACACCAACGAAGTTGTTATCCCAAGCTCCGATCAGATAAACACGTTCATTCAACAGACTGAAACGCGTGTCTATAACGCTGTTCAGTTCCCATCAATACGTGCCAATAAAACGGGCGTATTGAGTTCGGGGAATAAATATTTGCCCTGTCCAAATGATTTTCTGTCGGTGTATTCGCTAGCGGTTATCGAGAATTACGGCACAGCAACTGAGACGTATCACTACTTGTTAAACAAAGACGTGAACTACATACGTGAAGCATACCCGACACCCGCTGATACAGGTCTGCCAGCGTACTATGCGTTGTTTGGTCCAGCAGTAAGCGCCAACACCGTATCAAATGAACTGACGTTTATTCTTGGTCCAACGCCTAATTCTGGTTACAGCATAGAGCTGCACTATTACTACTATCCAACATCCATTGTGACTGCGGGTACAAGCTGGCTGGGCGACAACTACGACCCTGTGCTGTTGTACGGTTCTTTACGTGAGGCTTACCTGTACATGAAGGGTGAACAAGATTTGATTGCTAGCGTGGAAGCTAAGTACAATGAAGCCTTAGCAGAAGCTAAACGTCTTGGTGATGGATTAGAACGTCAAGACGCGTACCGTTCTGGTCAAGTTAGAGTGCCGGTGTCCTGATGACGATACAACAAGGATTAACTACCAGCTTCAAGCTGGACATGTTGAGAGGAACGCAGAACATTGCGTCCAATACGTTGTACATGGCGCTTTATACGGCGTTTGCAGACATCAACGACAACACCGTGGCGTACTCGCCAGTTAACGAAGTTGTTGGAACAGGGTACACCGCAGGGGGTCAGTCGCTATCTAACGTGACAATCAACTCAACCAGTAACGGTGTTGTGTACGTAAGCTTTAGTAATGTAGTTTGGAACTCGGTACAGTTTACTACTAGAGGGGCGTTGATCTACAACTCCACCAAAAGTAATGCGTCAATAGCGGTATTGGACTTTGGCTCAGATAAGACTCAAACTGGCAATAACACGTTCTCTGTGCTGCTGCCTCCTGACACATCGTCAACCGCGCTAATTCAGATTAACTAAGGAGTAATCATGAGTCTCGAAAATTCAAAGTCTAGCGAAACAGTTGCAAGTGCTGTTGTACGTAAGACAGGTTTTGTTGAAGGTATGTCCGTTGGCGGTGTGTTTACAACCATTTGCTACGACGTAGACGGTAATCAAAAGTGGGTTGAGATCGCCCCTAACCTAGTGGTTAATGTGGGTTTACAAAATATGAACACGCAGTTTTTTGTTGGTTCGGCTTACACGGCTGCTTGGTACATCGGTCTGGTTAACGGTACATCTGCAACTACTACGTTTTCTGGCGGCGATACATTAGCTACGCATGCTGGTTGGACTGAAAACAGCAGCTACTCTGGTAACCGCAAAGCGTGTACGTTTGGTGCAGCTACACTAGCTGACCCATCAAACATTAACAATGCGTCTTCAACAGCATCTTTCACCATCACAGCTAACTCCACTATTGCTGGTGCGTTTTTGACTAATGTAACGACAGGCACCTCGGGCTTGTTGTTTTCTGAATCAGATTTCCAAGCGCCCGGTGACCGTACAGTTGTAATTGGTGACGTTCTGGTTGTTACGTACTCATTCAACCTTGACGCAACCTAATAGGAGTTAATGATGGCTACGTTTAAAAAAGACCAAGTAGTTCGCTTGAAAGCGGTTACCCCAGAAGGCCCTGTGCTTAAACTGCGCATGGACGACGAGGGCACGGTGTATTACTTGTTGTCGTGGACTATTGACGGTATGGCGCATGAGCGTTGGTTTACGGAAGATCAGCTTGTTGCTGTGGAGTAATGAGTGGCCCAAGTCGATGGCGGCTATAGCAGTGGTGACTGGGGCGGCCCTGCGGCGTGGGGCTGCTCGGTTTTCTACCCACTAATCTCCAACGGCGGTTGGGGTAACGGTGCGTGGGGTGCTGATGGTTGGGGTCTAGGTAACGGTGGACTAGTCAGTGCGTCGGATGAAGTGTTACCTAACGGCACTTTTAACTCAAGCATAAGAGAAGAAGCAATAGTTCTTTCTGATTCGCACGAAGCTATAACGCAATTTGATCTTCAGTTTAACGATGCAGCGCAGGTTAACGAACTTTTTAACAGCAACGTATTTTTTGGCGTAAGTGTTGTTGAGTTAGTGACAGCAGGTGAAGAAACTACAGGATTACGAGGATTTTTTCCTGCGATAAATGAAGCGGCTAATGTTGTTGAAACTATGGCATCGTTAGTAAGTTTCCCTGTATCTGTAACTGAGACGGTAAATGCCGATGAAACTGTTGTAAGCGCTCTTGCTATTCAAGCTCTTGCTTCTGAAACTGCTAATGCTTCAGATACGATTGTTGGCGTTGGGTTTAACTTCCGATCAATAGAAGAAACTGTTGTTAGCGAAGATATAGTAAGTACACTAGGTATTTTTGTTGTAAACGTAATAGAGACAAGTAACGCAACAGACACGCTTACTACGAACGCGACTTTTAGAACTGCTGTTACTGAAACAGTCACAGCACAGGATATTGAAAATAGAAGGCTTTTGTGGGAACCAATCAACACGGGCACTACAGAAGATTGGGTACTCATAAACACTAATCAGTAAGGACGAATCATGGCAAGTACATACAGCGGTAACCTAGCTATTGAGCTTATCGGTACTGGCGACCAAGCTGGTACGTGGGGCAATACGACAAACACAAACCTTGGCACAACAATTGAACAAGCGATTGTTGGTACTGCTAACGTCACAATGACGAGCGCTACCAATACGGCTATCACTATTGCGCAGAACAACACGTTCCAAGCGGCTCGTGGCCTACGGCTAAACTTAGTTGGGACAATTACTACGTCGCCTTATTTGTATATCCCAGCGATTACCAAACAGTACATTGTTAATAACGGCCTCGCTAATACAGTCATTGTTTCTAACGGTTCTAATAGCGGAGCTACTGGTACTACAGTATCAATACCCGCCGGTAAATCAATGATGGTTTATAACGACGCTACAAACGTAGCTGAAGTTATAACTAACACAACAATTTTACTTAACCCCGGCACGGCTAACAATGTTTTAACAAGTAATGGCACCGCTTGGATTAGCCAAGCTCCAGCGGCATCAGGCGTAACAACAGGTAAAGCCATTGCAATGGCGATGATCTTCGGATTCTAAGGAGTTTTTAAATGGCAAACCCAAATATAGTAAACGTAACGCAGATTTATGGTCAGACTAACTACCTGACCCCTGCGAATACATCCACGCTTGTGCTGATTGCTAATACCAGCGGCTCTGGCAACGTGTTTAAAGTCAATCAGATTGTGGCTGCAAACCAAACAAACGTAGCGGCTAACGTCACTGTGTCTTTGTTTACTAGCGGAGCAACAACGTCTGGTAACGCTGTAACTCGTGCGGCTGCTACTACGTTTGATGTGACATCAAACATTTCTGTACCTGCATTTGCTTCGCTGATTGTGGTTGATAAAACTACGGCGACGTATCTGATAGAAGACAGAGCGTTTGTTTGTCAAACAGGTACAGCAAACTCGATTACATTTTCAGTAAGCTACGAACAGATTAACTAAGGAGTTGCTATGGCAATTCATGGTTATCCCGGTCAGATAATAAGTGCCACGTCTCCCGCAGCGTTTGGTTCAGGTATCTGGACGATTACAGGGCTTAATAAAGCGTACAACATAGTTGTACAGGCA